GTGCCACTTACCGACATCAAGATCCGACAAGCGAAGGCAGGCAACAAGCCTACCAAACTTACCGACGGCAATGGACTGTATCTGTTGGTGAATCCGTCCGGCTCGAAGCTCTGGCGATACAAGTACAGAATTGCCGGGAAGGAGAATCTCTTCGCGATCGGCGAATATCCCACCATCAGCCTTCAAGACGCGCGCGCGGCACGTGACGATGCCCGTGAACTCGTCAAGAAGGGGCTGCACCCTTCCCATGCGCGGCAGGAAGTCTTGTCTGCACGCATCAATGAAGGCAAAGCAACTTTTCGAGCGATCAGCGACGAGTGGCTGGAGAAGAAGCGGAAGACGTGGACTGAGCGGCACTTTGTCGAGATTCTGCGCATGCTCGAATCCGACGCCTACCCGTACATCGGAAACCGGCCCATGCGCTCTGTTACCGCCCATGATGTGCTTGCATTGATGCGCCGAGTCGAAGAGCGAGGCTCTCCTTCCGTAGCTATCAAACTGCGCCAGTACGTGTCCAACGTGTTCCAGTATGCGGTCATCACGCTTCGTGCAGATGCAGACCCCGCGTCGGTGCTGCGGGGATCGGTTCTGAAACCACCAACAGAGAATGCTCGGCCGTTGAGCCGCGACGAACTAAAGACACTCTTTCGACAGCTTCCGACCTACAAGAGCAGACGAACCGCGATTGCGATTCGATTGCTGATGATGCTGTTTCCGAGAACGATCGAACTTTGCCGGGCGCGATGGGAAGAAATTGACCTGGGGACCGCGGAATGGAAGGTGCCACCGGAAAAGATCAAATCAAGACGCTTGCATATCGTTCCGCTTCCCAAGCAAGCGCTGAGACTGCTGCGCGAACTGCAGGAGATGTATGGGAATCGCGGGTACATCCTGCCGATTCTGCATAGCAATCGAACGCGTCCACACATGAGTCGTGCAACGATCAATCGGGCAATCGACTACATGGTTCCGGACAACCCCGAACCGATAACGGGGCATGATTTTCGAGCAACCGCGTCGACCAACCTTCATGAAATGGGATGGAAGGACGAAGTGGTTGAAATGCAGCTATCGCACAAAGACAAGGACAGGACGCGCTCGACGTACAACCATGCCAAGTATTTGCCGGAGCGCCGGGAGATGATGCAAGCGTGGGCGAACTGGCTCGATGACATCGAGAAGGAGGCATGCCAAGGCGGGGGTATCGCAAACACTTCCACCAGTGACCGATGATGTAGCAGTACCTGCACCTTATTTGACAAGGCACCGGAAGCAAAGCTACGCCACGACCTACGCCGGAATTTTTGTATCGACCGTTATCCCGCCATTGCCGACCGTCCGAATCGGAAAGTGTCCTTGCGCACTGCAAATTCATCCGATGACGGCTCAAGCATTTGTGTTTAACATCAGCGCTGTCACTATAAAAATGGCTGCTTGGATATGGCACGATGCACAGCACCAGTACGTGGACACAAGTCGGCAGCTGCAGCTGCAGCCTGCCCCGCTTGTAGCAGCCGTGGCTACCGCTACGGCGGCGGCTACAATTCGCCTTACTACAGCTCGCCCTACTCGACGTCCGGCAGCGGAGGAAGTGGCTACAGCAGCAGCGGTGGTAGCAGGTCAAGTGGCGGAGCAAGGCCGCGCTGGTCGCGAGCCGGTTCGTCCGTCTCGTACACATCTTCGCAAGTGCTGTCGCTCACGCCAGTTCGCGAGTCCGTTGAGAAGACCGCGGTAGAGCAGCCCGACCTTCGCGATTGTTTCCTGTGCCACGCGTGGGACGACCGACAGGGGGCTGCCAAGGAGCTGCACGACTTCCTTGTGGCGGCTGGTGTCAAGGTGTGGTTTAGCGAGAAGGATCTCGGCCTCGGCGTGCCGATGATGCGCGCCATCGACAAGGGTTTGGCGAATTCCCGCATCGGGCTCGTGCTCGTCACCCCGAACCTGTTGCGACGCCTTCCACAAGAGGGTGTCGCCGACAAAGAACTCTCGGCCCTCTTGGCGGGCAACCGGCTCGTGCCCATCGTGCACCAGACGACGTACACCGAGCTCCGGAATATCAGCCCCATGCTTGCCTCCCGAAGCGGCCTGGACACTGCCGAAGACACAATGGAGACGATTGCGACCAAAATTGCCGAGCTGGTCGCCATCTGGGCCTAGCAGCGCCTCTGCGAACCGGACGAGAGCTAATTGCTGTCGCCCCCTCCACGTTTGCCCCTCTTGGCTTCTGCCTCGGGGCGTTGTTGTTTGCTCCCTGCAACGAGCAAGAAGGTATACCGGAAAGTCCAATACAACTGAACAACCGTCCCGCAGATTTGACAGCACAACAACCATTCGGGAAATGAGCATGCCGATAATCGAGTTGATGATTTTCAGTCCGCGTTGGGGCCATGACGACACATACGAGATAGAACTCGAACATGACCACATGGAGATAACTCGGGGTGCTAATACCGCTCGAGCCGACTGGCAGGACTACGCGGACCCTGCATGGAGCGGCTGGACCGTTGAGGGCATGATGGGGAATGACAGCATCCACCCGCCTGCCGTCACACAGAGAATGTTCCAGAAGGTTTGGACGGCTTGGCGGGGGGGTGAGATAAACACTGCACAGGCAGAAGCAGAGCTACAAGCACTTGCTGACTGGATCAATGCGGTCACGCGCGCTAAGCCGCGAACCAACTTCTGGAGCGCCTACTTCTAGCGCGCAGAGACGGCGCAAATCGGAGGCGATCGTGAGCCACATCCTAGGACCTGATGAGCGACCGATCGACCACACAATAGCTACCGTTCGCCATCGCCGACAACGGGCAAGATGGCGAACTTCGACCGATCCAGTGCGGGCCGCCAGTAAACTCGGGCTCGTTCGCTGAACAGCTAGACAACGATCAGAATTCTTTCAATTTGAGCGTTGTTGGATCGACGCGTTCAGCATCGTATTTGACGATGTTCCCCTCGAGATCGTAGAGGACTCCGTCTTTCTGCCGCCACACGTCCCCTCTCGAAACCAGTATATCAACTGCTTGAGAGAAATCTTTATGACCACACTTGAGCGCCTGGCAGATCGAGTTGTGCATACCCACCTTCCACGGTTGGGGTGGGAGCAGTTTTTTTACTTGTAGCACAAACTCATCATTAACCTTGGATGGCACCGGAGATTTCGCACGTTTTTTTGCATCAAAAGGACTTACAGAATAAAGCACCCTTTGAACGTCAGATATACCGAATTTATCGGCACAGTGCCTGAAAAATCTTTCATTCTCGCTCCGACCACCCCAGCTCACTCCACTTTTCGTCGCGCTGTCGCCCCGCGACATCCAAATTTCCGCCAAAATATCATCTGTTATTAACCCGACATCCAAAGCCGACAATTTATTAATAGAATAGTTAAACGTCCGAAAATGCCACGCGAGCGCCATAATCGCAAGCGCATGCCGATTCCCCTTAAGGAATCGGTCAGTAGATGCGCCTCGCACCGGCCTGTTCGCCTCGAGGAAGCCATCCACCTTCTTAAGCACTTTCACAATACGCGGATAAACCTCCAGAGGCGCATTCTCGGAAAATATTTGATTATAATTTCCCTCAACCCGCAAATTTCTCTGCTTTAAATTCGCAGCAACATGAGGCGCCTTCAAACAAAGCGCCACATATCCGGCCGCCAAGTATAGGGGTGACACAATATCAACAGCCGAATACCCTTGATTGGCATAGAAATTCTTTCTTCGATCGTAATATATCCCATGCCTATACAACACCTCCTCAATATTTCTTTGAATTCTATCAGTAGCATGAAGCGACATTTGCTCAACATCAGTCTGATTATTTGTTGCTCTGATGATTGAGTCGCGAATCGAATCTTCGTTTGAAACTATGACCTTAACCAAAATGGCACGCGAATCGTCCAAATCTCGATTCACAGAAAAATGCCGGTAAACGGATTCAGTGGTTTGAAGGCCATTTACGATCTGAATACCCTGCATCCGTATAGAGTTCGCAACCACGCTCGCGCCAGTTGCCAGAATCGTAACGCCGTTATTCAACCACCAAAAATCCGGTGAATTTACATTCTCCAGCGTCGCCTTGATGTCTTCATTTACTCGATTAAGCCCCACAAAATCACGAACATTGGACTCAAAAAGGTAGCGACGAAGATTCCCCTCTTCGTCCGCAATAAACCTAAAGTACCCCTTCAGCTCAGCAAGAAGAACATATGTCTCACCTCGGGAAAGCTCCTGAATGAATTCCAGGTCGAGCGAATAATTTGGCCGCCTCCTGTATGAGTCAAGCAACTCCTCGGAGCCCATGAATGAAAATTTCGACTCGCACTTCCTAAACGAGTCACAAATTATCTTTTCAATATGATCAGCTCGACTGGACACCTCCACACCGAGACCAGATTTATCCCCGCGAGACGCATAAACCATCTCGACACGCATTTTAGTCAACGATGGCGCCAGTCGCTGATATGCGTGATGGAACATACTTCTCTTTCTCAAAAGATCTTGATTGTATGCCCCCTTTAGATTCTCATTTTTTATAGAAAAATCAAAAATCTCCACCAAAGTAGATGCAGCAGCATCGAGAGTCGCCAGCTTAAATGTATCGTGATGCTTGCAAGTTATTAGAGAAACAAAAAGCTCCGCACTTGTTTTTGGCCAAACAAATCCATCAGGATCTTGCAATAAGTGACCATTAACAAAAATATGAAATGCATCAATGCCGCCATCACCACGCCCATCAATCCAACCACTCTTCAGTTCGTCCTGAGAAAGATCCCAATTTTTAAGCACCTCCTCAATACACAAATACTCAAAAACCTCATCACGCTCCGAGGATGGAACTTTCAAACTGACTCGATCGTCCACAATCCCATCGAGCAATACATTATCGTTTTTTGCCATATTTTTTCGCGCGCGGTTGTTTTAGAGGAATCAACGCCATCCAGTTTAGCCAATTCTCAATGCCGCGTACTGCTTTTTAGTATGCAGCAAAGGTGTTAATCGCGATAGCGACGAAGTACCGGCCGCCTCGTCATGACGCAAAACAACGAGCAATGGACTTGCTGGGTGCAGTTACTTTGGCATAGCGACCATGTGATCTGCGGGATATAGCTGAAGGAGTGTCCGCGCGGCTTCAACGTTGGACGTATGCAGCCATTCGTCATAGTCGGTCGGCCGCAATATGACCACCGACCGTTTTTCGTCGCCGGGCTTGTGCATGCGCTCCATCACGGCATGCCCGTCCGCGTTGACGGTCATCATGCTCATGCCGATCAGCGAGCGGCCGTCATCTCCGTCGTAGCGCCGCCAGATGCCGGCGACGCAATACGATTGCCAATCTGTAAGCCCGATTCGCTGCCAGACGTTCCGGCCCGTTTCGTAACAAGGCTCGTATATCCATCGGGCCGGGATCAAGCAGCGCTGACCATCTCGCCACGCCTTGCCATACAGTCGGGACTCGCCGACTGTTTCTGAACGGGCGTTGACCGTATCGAGCTTCTTCCGCTTCTTGCCGTTGTCGTCGACGCGCTCGGGCTGCATAAACTTCGGCCAGAATCCGAACACCGCCTTGACGACGCCAAGGCTGTCCCCGTCCGCCCATGCGATCGGCGCTGCATAGTCCGGGTACACATCCGGCTCCCACGGGTCGCGGCGGTACAGATCACCAATGCCGATCTTCAGCTCGTTGATGCCCGGATCTTCGGTTGGCGCCTTGTAATTTGTGCACATAGCCCGCCCCCATTTTTGAGACTTGACGGCCTCATCTTACTCCGCGATAAACTGTATATCCATACAGTGCTTTATTCGCATCATGATCCTGCCCCCATTCGACCCACCACAATTTGACGCTATGTCGGAATGGTGGCGCACGTGCACGTACGCCGACGTCCATCGGCTGATTCTCGAAGTGCTACACCTGCGAATTACGCTGCGTGAGATGGGCACCCTGACCGGCAATGCCACGAGAATGATCGCGTACCTCGATCGTGCCGACGAGCTGCAATACGCAGCCCCGCTGCGCCGCCTGTCAAACAAGATCGACAAGGAGATCATGCGGGCCGGACGCATGGGCAATCCGCGCGCATCCGTTGCTCCGTTCTCTGACGAGTGGCGTGCACGCGAAGCCATGAAATGCAGGCTCCACGACGTCCCAGGCGAACCAGATCCCGGCTCCGACAAGGCAACCAAGCTGCCTGAGTTCCAACGCCTGACATGGGAGGAGTTACGCGACGCGTGGAGCGCGATCGCCTACAAGAAAAACCGTGCGCTCACGATTGAACAGCGTTTTGTGTTGGAAGTCGTGCACGTCCGCCGGACGCTGCGGCTCATGGAGAAAATGGTCTGCGCTGCGGAGCTGGAATTGAAGAAGAACGGCTATCCCGACTCGTTCGCCCTTGACCAGCTCCGCCGCATGATTGACGGCGCTCGCTTCGATTAACTGCGACGCACCTACCTGCCGCCCTCAAATCTCGGCCAGAAGCGGCAACAGATCCATGGAAATGAGTCGCGCCTCGATGGCGTGTGCCACGGCCAGGTGCTCCTCGTTGTCGACCGAAAAAACCTCATCCTTGATGCTGACGAGAATCGTCCCGAGCCGTCGCTTCCGATCGGCCGACAACACGGGAACGATCTCCTGCGCCTCGGGAATCTGTTGAGCGCCGAGTTCCACTGGCAGATAGATCATCCAACCGACACCGGGTCGATCCTGAAACGCCTGCTTTTCCGCGTAGCCGTCAGGTGCGGCCGAGATCACGGTCGGCGAAAACTCCTGTGCGGTTGCGACCACGACACCGACCACAAGATCCTTGTTCTCAATGAACGCCCCGCGAGCGCCGATTGAAACCGTGTCGGGGAAATGCCCACCGCACGCGAAGACCTCGACGGATGCGCCGATGGAATCGTCGGCGCTGCCGTCCCATATCCCAAGCGAAGACGTTTCTTCGCCCCGATATTCATTCTCCAGCGCCGCAACTGCCGTGCTACTGGGCTGGCCATCGGCCGCATACACCTCGCCGGCCTGAGCCTCTTCGAGCGTATCGCCCTGCATCCGCCACTTCGGACGCGCTAGATCCGGAGCTGCGGCCGCCATTACATCAACAACTGCACCGACCTTCGCGAGTGTTTGCGCGAACGCGAACACCTCGATCCCGCCGGCCTTGATGAAGGAATCAATTTTCATGATGGTAGGAAGTTACGGAAAATACTCCGACTCAATCGACATGGTCTTGAACCATACCGCCATTCGCTTATAGGTCAGCGGCCCTTGGAAATAGTACCTTAGCCGGGTTGGCGGATTCGCCTTGACCCGCATCGCACGCTTGATTGCCTGATCGCGCATGTGACGAAAGCCTTTGAAGAACTGTTCGGACTTCGGAATAGATCCGTCAAGAAACTGGTCGTAGTTCCCCTTCGCCTCTTGCAGCAAGCATTCCTGCGGCCTGAATCCGTCAAAATCGATTCCAAGCCACTCCCACTCGTCGCTCCACAGGCAGCTCTCCGTATCGAACGCAAAGCCCGTTACTCGCGCCTGATATCGGTACGCGGGCCAGCTAACGCCGTGCCGGCTCCGCACAAGTTTGCCTGTCTGTTCGGGCGGGCACTTCTTACAGGGCGCAGTCGAGTCGGACATTGTCCGCGTTTCTGTCTTCGCCTTCGCCTGCTCGTCCATCTTGCTTACGTCACCCCGAAGGCTACCGATCCCCGCTACTGCCGCGCCCCCCAGTAATGCGCTTCCAATAGCCGACAATGCCGGCCCCGCTTCCGCTGCTGCGGCTGTCACTAGGGGGATTAACGGTGCCGCCATGCGGGACTCCTTTCAAGCTATCGGGATGTTGCGATTGCCAAGTGATCTCTTGGACGTAGACGTGGAAACGCTCATCCGCACTTCGACCGGGCTTCGTCAGCCATGCCTTCGCAGCCGGCTTCTCGTAAAAATGCGGCGAATACGCCTCGATCTTCAAGAACTGAACAAGATGTTCGCTATCCTGAATGCCGAGCGATCGAGCGACGCGATATGCATCCCACAGGCGGTTATGAAGGTCGATATCCTGCGTCAAAGCAGGATCAGCCTTGAGCAGATCTCGACGCACGCCGTCGACGAAATTGCGAGCCTCGCCCTCCGCGAGCGCTGACACATGGGCAGGAGTAAGGTTAAGCGGCATGGGGATGCGCCCTGAAGAGCTGCCCGTCGATCTCGATCAACCAATCGAAGGTCGGGGAAAAGAATACCGTTCGTTCGCTCAGACTCAGGGCGGGCGCGAAATGCCGCATCACGCGGGCGTCATAATAGCGAAGCATTACCGACCGTCCATCGGGCAATATGCCGTCCAGCCGCTCACGAAGCTCGCCCGCGAGCTGGCGCGGTTGATACGCGCTGATGATCCAGCTCACCCCATATTCGCCCTGCGCCAACTGTCCGATCACGCCCCGGTCATTGGCCCCAATCGTCGCGTAGTCGAAGAGCCACGGGCCGGCCTCCGCGAGCGTTGCATCTGGAGTGCCATCAAGCAGCGCCATTGCTGACTCGCCTGCTCTCTTCGGTGCCGAACCGCCAAGCTCCGAATACAGCAGACCGTCCACGAGCACGAACAGGCGAAGCGGGAGACTTGCCCGCTGCTGCAATGTAGAAAAGATGACTTGAATATCCATCACCGCTCACCCGCGTACGACCATTGCGGCGGCGTTCTTGGCTGCAGCAATCATGCAAGAGAGACAGAAGCTCTCAGAAGGCTTGGGCGTGCCTAGATCGAGCGCGACTGGCCCGCCTGATGCAGAGAAGCCCATTTTGACGAGCGCATCCGACTCAAACGACATGAACATCGCAGACTGCGATGCGAGCATCGTCGGGAGCGGGCTGCACCCGCATGCGACTTTGTCGCCTTCCAATGCAACTTGATGCCCCATCAATTCGCCCGGCCAACGCGGCCCATCAGCAACGATGACGCCGATCCGTTTGCACGCCGGGCAAGTTACTTTGGCACCTACGTAGGTAAGCCCAATCCCTTCGCAACTCATGGTCGGGATACTGTCGACGACCACCCCGCCGCTGGTCGAATGGTCCCCGACTCGGAGATAGTTCCGCTTCACATGCTGGCCCTCTCGGTTTCTAATGATCCGACTATTACCCGAGCAAGCGACGGTTGTCGAGAGTCGGAAGGCGGCTTGACCATTTGTAACATTTAGCCAACGCGCCTCCCGTCCAAAACCCCGCAATATTGCCGGGTATCCCACAGGGAAGGACCTGCGAGCAAGTCATCCGCTAGAACAGACCAACCGGCTGCGCCGCGTCATCCCAACTGAAGATGATCAGCTCGTTTCGCTCGACGCCCCTCCCACCGCCGACCGTGTATTGAATCGGCACGGTCTCGATGTGAAATCCGTCGAACACGCGCCGAATGTCAGGGTGGTCATTGAGGCTCACGATCGCGCGCCCTTTGATCGACCGTAGGCGTTGCGCCATCTTCTCGTACTCAGCGAACGGAAACGCTACACCGTACCCTTCCGTCTCGTAATACGGCGGGTCCAGGTAGAACAGCGTATGCGGGCGATCGTATCGATCAATGCAGGCAGCCCAATCCAGCCGCTCGATGAACGCGTTCGCAAGCCGCAGGTGCGCCGCAGACAGTTCCTCCTCGATACGCAGCAGGTTCAGACCGGGCGGAGTAGTTGTCGCCGTGCCGAATGTCTGACCTTCGAGCTTCGCCCCAAAGCAACTTTTCTGCAGGTAGTAGAACCGCGCAGCACGCTGGATATCGGTGAGGGTTTCCGGGATCGTGTGCTTTAGCCACTCGAATACCTGTCGGCTGGTCAACGCCCATTTGAACTGGCGCACGAACTCCTCCAAGTGATGCTGCACGACGCGATATAGATTGATCAGTTCACCGTTCACGTCGTTGATGACTTCGACCTTGGCCGGCGGCCGCAGAAAATACAGCGCAGCGCCACCCGCGAACACTTCGACATAGCAGTCGTGTGTCGGGAAACGCGGGATGAGATGATCTGCGAGACGGCGCTTGCCGCCGATCCAAGGAATGATGGGATTTGCCATTGTGAAAGCCGTTTTTAAACTTGGTGTAGAATCCGGCCCGCCTACGTAGGTAAGCAGGGCCTTGGCTGATTCACTGGCTCAGACAGTGGAAAGGCGGCCGGCAGGATGCTCGAACATCCCGCCGGCCGCCCTGTTTCTCTCGAGACCGCTCGGCCTCGATTGCCGCGCTACTGCGGCAGATTGGTTTGCGTCTCGCTGCTCAACGCGTCGTAACTACGCTCGCACTGCCGGCCGGCGATACCGCGCTCGTCAGCGATCCTCGCCAACTCTCCCGCGCGCTCGTCAGCGCGGCCGAACACGTCGGCAAGCAGATCGAGGGGGTCACCGGCTGTCGTGCTTCCACCGGTAGCGCCGGCACGCCGGACATCGGCGATAAGCGCGGCGACCTGCTTCCGCAGCCCGTCAGCAGCTCCACCAGCAGCAGCGGCATCAGCCACCGCCTGATCACGTTCTTTCGCAGCATCGGTTGCGATCTCCTGTTGTGCCGCCAGTCGGCGGCGAAACTCGTTACGCTCGTTCGCCAGGTCGTCGATCTGCCTTGCCTGATCCGCGACCTTCGCGGACTGGTCGGCGTCACGATGCCCCTTGAAGTACCCGCAGGCCGAGCCGACAACGACGCCGGCGACGACGACCAGCCAGATACGCGGATCGATCCATGTCATGCGACCACCTCCCCGCCGGCCGCGCGATATGCCGCCAGCAATTTCTCGATGTCGTTTTCATGCTGGCCATACCCCGCCCCCGGCAGACTGGCCCATACGTTCGACACCTTCGCGACGGCTTCGCGGAATCGCCCGGCATCGATCGACGGCAACGCGCTGTGTTCACGAAGCTGCTGCAGCGCGTACCGATCTTGAGATACCGGTCCGAAGTCCGGTAACTTCATCTGCGCCTGATAGATCCGCCACCAGCGCGTGAGGATCTGGTAACGGCCAGCCGCCGTCGACGGCACCCGGATCTGTCGGTTGAGCACATTCGGATGCGACGCGTAGCTGGAGAACAGCAGCGGACGCGGCACGGTCGAACCGACCAGCACGTTGTATCCGTCGTCCGACTTCGCCAGCAGCGCCGATCCAATCTCGCTGACCGCAATCGCATCGAGAAACGCAACACGGTTCTTTCCGCCTGCGGCGGCAACACTGATTCGCGCCATCGTCACTTCCCCCCAAACACACGCTTTGCATTCCGCCGCAGCAGCACTTCGAGGTATTGCGACCCCACAATGCCGAGCGCACTCCCGAGACCCAACAGCGCGATCGGCGGCAGATCCGGGATCTGCAGCAGCGCAATGCCAGCCACCATCGATGTCGCCGATCCGAGCATGGCCCGGCCTGCAACGAGTCGAAAAGTCAGTTGTTCCCCACCTACCAACACCTTCGCGATGCCGATCAATCCGCCCATGACGATCAGCTCCAGAATCGTCTTTTCGTGGTCTTGCATCCCACCCCCATTGAAAAAAGAAAAGCCGCCCGAGTTGCCCCGAGGCGGCTGCTATAACCGGCGCCTGCGCGACTTACTTCTGCGGCGCTGGCACTACCAGATCGATCTTCTTGCTCGGCTTCTTGCCGTGTCCGGCCTTCGCCTTCCCTTTGTTGCCGGCGTTCAGCTCGACTGATGTCTCCCAACTTCGCCCGGCGTATGTGTGCTTCACCGACTCGACCAGAAACTCGCCATCCGCCTCCTGCTTGAAGCCCTTGAGCTTCACCGTCTTCTCGGCCGCGATATCCGTCCGCCCACGCATGCGCAGCACGCTCTTCGCGGTATGCCGGTTCAGCTTCTCGAGGCGGGATTTCGCCGCCGCCTTCGCCGCCTCCGGGCTGGCATACGAATGCCGCTCGGTATGAACCGCCGCTGCACCTGGCGGCGCATCCGGATTCGGGATCGTAAGATCGATCTTCTTCCCGGTCTTCGCGTTGTGCACCTTCGCTCGCACCGCGACGAAGCTGGCCCGGTCCGGAAACGTGATCTCGTAGTCGGCCAGGTCCGCCGGCGTCAGCTCGATCGACGGCAGCGCCTTGCCGCTCGCGCTCTTGCCGCCGCCGATCGGCCCGACGATCAGCTTGCCTGCCTTCACGGTTGCGGTCGCACCGTACTGACGCGCGATGCGCGTGATGAAGTGCAGATCGCTCTCGCCGAACTGATCCGCTCGCGGCACGACGGCCTCGACCGAACACGCGGCTGCCCACTTGTTGCGACGCGCGACGTCGCCGACAATGTCGGCCAGTTTGACGTTCGTCCAGCCGCCGTAACGATGCGTTTTCGACGTCGCACGCATGTTCGCCGGTTTGCCGCGGATGACCATCCTTGCCGGCGGCCCCCGCAGCACGATCTCGTCAATCGCGTACTCACCGAGCATCGTCAAGCCCCGCCCCTCCCAACCGAGCGAGATCTTCAGCGTTGCGCCCTTCGGGGGAAAACGCACCTTGCCGTCCCGGTCGTCAAGCTCGATCTCGCAATCGTCCGCCTCGAGGCCGGGTTTATCGGTGGTCTGGATCCGCAGCACGCGGTCCTGAATAACGCGCGTGATGTCGTCGCCGTTCGCGACGATCTGAAAAATAGCTCGCATTGCTCCTCCGTTACGACCACAACTGGATCGGCTCGTCGCGCGGCACCTCGAGGTCCGGCATCACGATCAACACGCCGGATCGGAACGGTTGATCCTCCCGAGCCAGCCCCGGATTCGCCTCGTAGACCGCCTCAACGGTGCCGGACAACGTCCCATAGTGCTCGTAGCAGAGCGTGTCGAGCACGTCCCCATCAGAGGTTCTGAGCGTCTTCGCCATAGCGGACAAACTCCAGACTGAAGGTTTGCTTGCGAGGCGCACCATCGGACATGATCGCCTCCTGTTCCTCGTCGACGCTCTGCAAATACCAGCGGCCGAGCACGTCGCCCGTGCCGGCCGTGAGCTGCACGGGCTTCATCTTCGCGCCGATCGCGCGCAGCGTTTCCACCTGTCGGAATCCCGCGCCGAGCGACGGAAAGACGACGCCCGACAGCGTGATCGTTTCGCCCCCTTGGCTCACCGCCTGCGCCGCCTCCTCGCGGTTCAGGCGCTCCTGCGACGCGACCTTGTAACGCGTCGAGCGCCGCAACTTGTCGAACGCCGCAGTCGACAACCCGAAATGGAACGAGACGCCGTCCTCCACCGACAGCGTCAGCAGATGAGGGGTAGAAGACGTTGCACCATCGAACAGGCCGGACAGAACCGAGCCGAGACCGGTCGTCTGCGCGAACGACTTCAGCGCCCCCATCGCCTTCTCGCCGACCAACGCAGTGAACTGTGTCTGCGCGCCCTTCAATGCGCCGGCAACGCTCTGCGCGGCCGACTTAATCAGCGGATGATTCACCGCCCCCACCATCTTGAGCACGTTGCTCACTGCCGCGCCCGTCGCCGAAAAGCTGCGCAGCACCGTGCCGATCTTCGGACTCAAGTCGCCGGCCACGGACAGCAAACTGGTTGCGCCTGACAGCAGCTCAGCCGCCGACGTGAGGTTTCCCGTGGCGAGCTTCGTCAACACATCGACGGTGTTCTGACTCGCCGCACGGTTCCGGTCGAACACGCGAACCACCTGACGCACGCGCTCCGACGCGATGCTCGCCTGCGTCGCCGCCTGCGTCACGCTCGATACAAAATCCATGCGATTTCCCCTTACAGATGCGGCGCGTCGAACATCGCCGACCGGTTGCTCTTCTCGAGCGATTCCGCCATGGCACGCTGGATCTGCGGATTGAGCTGCGCGAGCAGCTTGTCCGCGATCTCCGCGTCGGCAACACCTTCCACCTTGACGTTGAAGACAGGCGAGAACTGGTTCTGCTGCTCGACCTTGAACGGCCGAGCCTGCTGCGAATCCGGATTCGCAGCAGCAGCCGCTTTCGCCGCCGCCTTGGCTGCGTCGCTATCCTCGTCCTTCTTCCCCATCGTCCACCGCGCGAGGGCGGCAAACAACTTTTCCCCGGCGAACGTACCGATTGCCCCACCAACGACACCGCCAACCGCCGCGCCGATCGGACCACCGGCGAACATACCGATCCCCGCGCCGAGCTTCGCGCCGGCATAGCTGCCGGCCAGGCTGCCACCGATGCCTGCGAACCCCTCGATCTTGTTTGCGGTTGTGTCATCGCCTTGCGCAACTGCATACGCGTTCTTCGCGGCAAGCCCGATCTTCAGCAGGGTGGCGGCAATGGCGATCTTCCCGGCGTACGGCGCAATGCGTCCGGCGACTCGACGTAGCGCCGCGAGTGCGCGACCAAACCGGCCACGAGGAGGAGGTCCCGGCGGCCCGCCCCCGGGACCTCCTCCGGGACCGCCCCCGCCAAGGTCTCCGGGACCGCCACCAAGACCGCCCGCACCTCCGCCACCCGGGAAGTTGACGACAAACACGCGCTGAACACCGCCGGCCGCCCCGCCCAACGGGCCAAGCCCCGGACCACCACCTCCGCCGCCCGCTCCGCCACCACCGGGCCGAATCCTGGCACCCCGTGACAGCCAGCGCCCGCGCACCACGTCGAACAGCCCGCGACCAATGCTCCACATCGCACGCGCTCCGCGATACGCGATTGCGGTGCCGATGACACCCGCCACCGCCGCTGCCGCCTTCGGCGACGAATCCGATGCGTCCTGCACCGCCTTGCCCGCCTTTTTTGCCCCCTTGCCGACGAGGTCCGTGATCGGCCGCAATGAGTCGCCGATGCTGCGCATCGCGTCATCCCACTGCTGCAGCACCTCGCTCCAGATCTGCTTCGACGTCGCGCGACGATCCGCGAGATCCTTCTCGATCTCGCCACTGGCCTGCACCGCATTGTTCTTCAGGTTCTGATACAGCGCAGCGTTCTGCATGTAGGCGGTCAGCGCCGCCTTGACCTGCATGTCGGCGAACAGGTCGCCGGTCTTCATCGTCTCTTCGAACGCGCGCATCTGCGCCTGCCGCTTCACCGGATCGAGTTCGGCATTGATCTGCTTGGCGGCTACCGCCAACTGCTTGGCCTTCGCTGGATCGACTCGCTCGATATACGCTCGCGCGAGGACGAACGATGCTTCCATCGTCGACCAACCCTTGTTGATCGCCTCCTTCATCTTCGCCTGGTAGTCGACACCGACTTTCGCGTAATTGCGATCGGTCTCCCCCGAGCCGATCTTCGAAAGCCAGTTCTTCAAGTTGTTCGCCGCCTCGTCAGCGTTGCCGGCCGTCTTCATCTGGACCTGCAGCATTGCGCCGAGCTGCGTAACGGAATCGTGCCCCGTGATCCCGAGCTTCTTCATTTCCGCCAACAACACCGGAAACCACCTGGCCATGTCGACTGATTCGAAGGAACCCTCTTTGCCGAGGTACGCGATCGCCTCGAGCGCTTTCATCATCGCCTTGGGATCGGTGATGTTGGCGTTCTGTTGCAGCGCCTGAATCATCTGTGCGGTCTCGACGCTCGACGCGCCCTGACCGATCGAGAACTTCGCGACGGCCGGCCCGAAGTTGAGCGCGCGATCAACATCCATGCCGCCCGCAACCATCTGGTTGACTGCATCTGCCAGTTCGTTGCGCTTCATCCCGTTCGCCAGCGCGTCGCGTCGGATCCGCGCCGACATCGCGTCTTCCTGCGCCGTGCGCGCGATGCCCGCCTTGATCGCGATATCGCGGATGATCGCCTGATACTGCGCGGACACGACCGCCGGCAATGCGACGGCCGCTCCGAGCTTCACCGAGTCGGCCGCAGCATTGCGCATACCCTCCTTGCCCGCCTCGAGCCGTTCATGACCCCGTGCGCGCAGTTCCAGCCCGCGAATCGTGCGTCCAAGTCGCGCGTACGCCCGATCGAGTCGATCCACCTCGAACCCGGCAGCGCGCAGTGCGCTCAGGTTCGTTTCCAGCCTGCGCCGGATCCCTTCCGCTGCGCTGTCGCCGGCCAGATGCAGCCGGCGAAACTCGGCCTGCAGCCGGATGGTCTCGCCAATCTGGCGTTGCCACATGCCGCGCTCGGTTGCAGCCCTGCGCAACCCTGCGATCCTTGAGCTTGTGTCAGCGACCGCCCTGCCGAGCGTCGCCGACACGGCACCGCCGATGACGATGCCAAGTGCAATATCCCGTGCCATGTCGGCCTCCGCTCAATCCATGTTCAGTCGTTTAGCCACCACACCACATCCTCAAGCGTCATGTCGTCAACCGACTGCGGCGTCGCGCCGAACTCCCGCATCATCCGTTTCGCCAGCGCCTTGACCGTCGCGATTGGAAGCCGGACGAGCGGATCGAAAGGAGCTGTACGCACGCTGCATGGCCTCGTAATCGGCCATGTCCATTGCTTCCATATCGTCGGGAGCCACATCCGCGAGCAACGCGAACAGGATGATTTCCTCTTGCGCGTCGTCACCGCCAGCCTGCTTGTTGGCGGAACGCACATCGCGCACCTTCGGTCTGCGCATCACCAGCTCGTCGCGCACCACGCCGTCGAACTTGACCGGATACCGCAACTTGATCTTGGTTGTTTCCATCGTGTGCCTCAAATGAATCGGGGCGACCACATGGCCGCCCCGTCAATGGTTGAAAAGTAACTTTGGCCGTCTCGCCGGCCGGCGTCACATGCCGAGTGCCTTGCGCACGTCGGCCAACTGGTCAACGCCATCGATCACGCGGACCATGTTGAGCACGTCGAACTCATGAATCACCGCACCGTCGATTTCCATCTTGTAGTAGCTCAGCTCCACCGTGTACTTGACTTCCGATTTATCGCCGGGCTTCCAGTTGCCGGGATCGTATTCGGACAGCATCCCGCGCATGATGGCCGCCACCGCCTTCACTTTGCCCTTCGTGTCGCGGAACGCACCACGAAACGTGCCATTGAATGCGTTTCCATCCGCGAGTCCGAAGAACTTCAGCACGTCGCGTTCAAGGCTTCCCATCGAGAACGACGCTTGCAAAGCCTCCATCCCCTGATCGACCTTGACCGGGGCGTCCATCCCGCCAGCGCGATAGTCCTCCGTCTTGAGCTTCAGTTTCGGCGGAGTGACTTCCGGTGAGCGGCCAGTGAAGCCGCGCCCGTCGACGTACAACGCCATGTTGTTCAGTGTTTCCGGAACCATGTTTCACCTCTTACGATTGCGTGTCGAGCACTTCCGTCAGCCACTGGTTTGTGACCTCGAAGCGGAAGATCGGGTTTTCGGCCGGCGGAACGTCGGTGAACCGGATATTCCAGTACACCTTGCCCTGCTCGAGCTGCGTTGCCGTGTTGAGCTTCGGATCCGGGTAGACCTCGAAATTGATGATCGCCCCCTGCGCCCGCAGATCGCGCATGAATGCCCGCAGCCCTTCGGTCACGTCCTTGACGTACGTCGCCGTGATGCCGCGATCGACCGCCCATTTGTGGCCGGCCTGCACGGCATCCATGACGATGTCGAGCGTCCGTACGCGCGTGACGAACGCCCATTTCGGATCAGCCGACAGCGTGCGGTTGCCCCACAGGCGATAACCGCCGTCGCGAATGATCGTCGTGATCTTCGAGTTGTTCAGCAGGTTCGCGCGGCACGTCTCGTCGCCGTCGAGGAATTCGATCGGGCGCTTCGTGCCGCTGATCCCGACGATCTCCTTGTTCGACGGCGACGCCCAGAAACCGATCGCCGCGTCGGTCTGACAGAACAGACCTGCCGCGTAGGTCGATGACGGCGCATCGACGTCGGCGTTTGCCGCCGTGTCCCAATACCGCACGCCGGGGTCGACCATGTACAGGCGCTTGCTGCCGAAGTTTTTCGCGTACGCGATCGCGTCCTCGTCGGTCTTGTTCGGCCCGTCGACGATCGCGATTGCGCGCAGCTTCGCGGCCAGCTCGTCGGCCGCGGTCGCGACCGGTTGCTTGGCCGTGTGTCCCGGCGCGAGCAGCAGCCGCGGCTTCAGGTCGAACAGCGATTTACCGTCGAGCAGTGCCTGCATGCCGGTGCGAACACCGCCTGCCGACACGCCACCGATGATCGCGGATGTCAGCTCGGCGTCGGTCTGATCGGCCGGGACGCCGACCGCCACCATGACCGTCTTGCTCTGCTTGTAGATGCCCTGAATCGCGCGCGTGATCGCGCTCGTCTCGCCGAACGCTGCGGCGGCGTCGTATTCGCTTGTAATACGCACGGGCACGTGCGGTGCGACGAGGTCCGGGCCCGGCGTGTAGGTATCGGCGATGCCGACAACCGACGTCGACGGCACGGCGATCGTGCGCGGGCCGACGTCGACGAGCACGGTCGTCACGCCGTGATAGAAAGAAGTAGCAGCCATTCAGGTCTCCGAGAAAGCTACAAATAAAAAGGCCGCTCGAATCGAGCGGCCTCGCATAGGTTTGAATCGAATGTCGCGTTACGCCGTCGCCTTGGGCTGCGCCGTCGCGAACGGCGGTGGTGACGGCAGGTCCGTTTGCGGCCACCCCGGAAGATCACTGGCTTCCCGCAGCGACTGTCGATAACGCAGCAGCGCCGCAAACTGATCCGCAGCGAGGGTCGTTCCGTCGCCAAGCAGTTGCTCGTCTTGATGTCGAGAGACGAGCCAGTCCGTCGCGTGCAGCGCCGCGTCGCGCTCCATGCGCTTGGCAAGTGCAGCTTCAGCCCGCGTCGGCGGAAGAGGATCAAGCGCGGCGACCTTTCGGGTCTCGTCAACGACAAGGCGCTTGCCGCCCGACTGCGCGTTGATGAGATCGACCCACACCGTATCGTCAATTTCCACAACCGATACACCTTGCGGCGCCGGGCTGACGGCCGAATCGTAGAACGCCGTAATATTCCCTCGCTCATCGAACGCCGCGAGTTTTTGCCCCATTTTTAATACCCCCATACCTGAATACGCCCCGCGATTCCTGCTGCGACCCCAGGCCCTCCGGCTCCCATGACATTGCGCACCCGCGCGACCGAAGTCGTAACCGTTGAGGTGCCCAAGTCGAAACTCCACACGGTCGTCGTATTGGTCGTCCAGCCACCCGGCGACGCCTCGTTAGCAATGCCACCCAGTACTGCATGCGGAAACGCAAGAGGATTGGTGACGTACATATTGCCGTTCGAATCACTACTTCCGGTCACCCATTGCACAATCAGGCCACTCGGGAGTCTCTGGCAACCGCTTGTATTGAACGACGCGCTAAATCCATTCGCGTACGCAAGCGAAGTGGTTCCACCGACCGAATACCAATTCGCCCCGTTGCTCTCGATGACGAAGGTGTCGCCGAGCGCCATCGGCACCGTCGCCAGCGACGTGTTGGCGTTCATATAGATCACGTCGGTGCCCTGACGCGAAATGCTCACCGGTGAAACGCCAATCCCGCTGACGAATTCCAGCCGCACCCCCGCCGGTACAGACGACGCGCGCGGCAACGTGACGGCGTAGTTTCCAGACCCACCGAGATAGATCGTGCTGCCGGCGTAATCTTCGGTCAGCACCGACGCGCCGACCAACGTCGTGAATGCACTCGCCTGCATGCCAACGGACTTGACGAAGGCGCTGTTGACGGCCCGTGTGCTGTTGTCGAATCGTGCCAGCGCGGGAACCTTTGGCGTCCCTGCGAACACTGGCGATTCGAGCGGCGCTTTTGTGGCAAGCGCATTTGCAATAGTTGTCGCGAAATTCGGATCATTGCCGAGAGCCTTCGCGAGTTCACTGAGCGTATCGAGTGTTTCGGGTGATTGCGCTACCAGCGCGGCCACCTTCTCTGCCAGATCAGCATGCGTCGCATACTGCGGATGCGGATCGACTGCAGCAACGTGCGCATCAAAGTTGCTTTGACCCGCTTCAACCGCCTTCTTCAGGTAGCGGGTGCGGTTCGCGAGTTGTTTCGCCTGCAGGTTATCGATTCCCTCAGGTCCGCCGACGACGGGATCCGATGTTTCGAGCTGATAGACCCCGTCCTCCCACTGCTCGATCTCAACCAAATTGGTCATGTTGTAATACTCCCTCTCGTGTATTGTCCGTCCCGCCGCGCAACGCCGTTGTGGCGGATCGGAACGGCCGCATAGTCGAGCGCAGCAAGTTGGCTGCGCGCAGGCGCGTAACGCTCGATTGCCCGCCACAGCTTGTCGCCTTGATCGCGTGTAATCGGCACCCCAAGCTTCACGATGTACTCGGCCCACCCGCTTGCCTTCCCGTGGAGCTGCTCGCCATTACGAACAATCGAACCGTTGCGTCGTCGACCGCTGCGCCCCTCGATGATCGTCACCTCGCCGAAGCCGAGCCGACGAATCACCTCGCGAACCGCCCACGGCGTGCCTTTCTTCCGATGCAGCGCCATCGATCCCCTGATCAGCGCGCGTCGTGCGTCTTCCGATTCGGCCAGTTCCCATCCATCGACTGCGAGCGCCCACGCGAGCCAGGGCAACCATGCAACCGGACAACGATCTGCGTCCCATAGCGTGCGTAGAATCTCCGCGTCGACGCTCGGCCGCAGCACCCTAGCGAGTGCTGCCTCGAGCGGCGTTTGATTCGCCGGTAGTAATGGCTCACGCATCGTCGACCTTCCTATCGAGCTGGATGGCCGTGCAATGCGCAAACTCGCGGGGACCGCACACGACATTGGAACGCGGCGCAGCGAGATCGAGCCCCGTCACGCCGCTATCCGGCGCGTGCAGCGCCCCTTCGATGGCAGAGCGCGGCATGCCGGCACGGAGCCGCCGTGACTTCGCGACAACCCGATCCAGCACCTCGCGACGCGCAGCTAGCACGATGTCCGGATCCGGCCCGCTACCAACGTGGATAGTCGCGTCGATCGAATATTCGATCTTGATGGCCGGCTCGACCAGCACCGTATCGTTGAGCGGGCGCACCGTCTCGGACGTGACCGCCCCGCGCACACGATCCAGCAGCGCCTGATTCGGCACACCGTCGCCTTTCGCCGACATCACCGTGAGCCGCACCGTTCCCGGATCGGGGCGGTCAACCGCGACGTCGAGCACATCGGCCGATGCACCCATTGCGAGGGCTCGATACGCGGCAGACGGTCCGGCAACGGTCGCGCGCTCCATCGACATCTGCGCACGCAGCTTGAGCCGTTCGTCGGACTCCCATTGCGGCGCGATCGGCGGATCGGCGTCCGGATCACCCGGATCGGCCATCGCTCGCTCGGTGTCGAGCAATGCCGCCAGATGCTCCAGGTCGGCCCCCGTCGAGAAAGCGAGCATCGCTGCCCGTGCCGCATCGTTCACGCGCGTGCGGAAACGAATCTCATCGTATGCGGCCAGTTCGAGCAGTTTCGCCACCGGATCCGATTCCAGCGCGGCGGTCCAGTCCGGATAGATCGATTTGAAAAACTCGAGCTTCATCTGGTACGCCACCTCGAAGTCGAGCACCTCAACCAGATCGGGTGGGTCAAGCGAAGCGAGATCGATGATCGTCATGTTGGCACCTCGATTTCAACAGCCGCGCCGTCGTACTCCCCGCGAATCGCAAACGTCACCTTGCCGTCGACGACCGACAGCACCTTGACCTGCGCGAGCTTGATGCGCGGTTCCCACCGTCCGATCGCACGCGCGGCCTCGGCCTGTGCGGCAGACACCCATCCACGCGTAATGGGAAGGTCGACCATCAGCGGGATATCCGATCCGTACTCGGGACGCTCGCGACGGCTTCCTTTGCGCGTGCCGAGAATGTCGGCGATGCTCTGGATCAGGTGCGGGACGCCGCTGATCGGCTTCCCGGTCCACCGATCCATGCCGACCAGCGCCCCAGACTTGTTCATCCGCGCTCCTCGAGCCGCTTGTAGTCCGGGTTCGCGTCGAGATAGGCGATGTGCGCATCGGTTTTCGCGACGACTTCGCCGGCAGTCACGTGCAGCACGTCGCCGTCCGGGAACACGATCACGCGGCTGCGAAATTTCGTGTCGAGATACGTCGCGCTGACCGGAGCCGAACGGGCGGCGGCCTGCGGAATGTCTTTTGCCATCTGGGACCTCCAAAAAACGAAACCCCGCAGGAGCGGGGCAAAGTGACTTTGCGAGCGGGGTTGTTACAGCGGCGGCGATACCGGCGCACCGTCGCCTTGCTCCATGTGCGTGTGCTTCAGGAACGACTTGCCGCCAGCCTCAACGTCGCCCGTATATCGTGCGCCACCGCTCACCTGGATAGCCGGACCACCACCTGTTCCAGCCTTACCCTGCATGCCGCCGTTAAACGTCAGCAGTTGCTCGGTGGTCGTGTTCCCGGTGAACGTCGAATCCGGGATATCGCCGAGCAGTTGCTGCGTGCGCAACGTCACACCGTCCGCGCGCAACTCCAACTCGGTGCTGCCGATACGAAACACGATACGACCGCCGGCCGGCACGTCGACGCGGTATTCATGCGTGGCGTGGTCGTATACCGCCGACGCCCCGTCCGGGTAATCCCACGCCGTTTCGGTCGGGCTAGTTCGCGCCGAGCCACCGTGTTGGTCCGAGTAGTAGCCGGGGATTGCGTACGCGCCGGCCAGATCGCCTGACGGCGCGAACATAGTCGCCTGTTCGCCCGCCGAAGGCGGACGCCAGAAGCGCACCGCGCCGGCTGCGGCCGTCTTCCACGGCATCCAGTCGCTAATCCAGTCACCGAGGCGGACACGGCACATCGGCGGCTGATAGCTGACGTCCTCGACAGTGCCGTGCTGCACCATGCACGCCATCCGGCGATCGATCTCGCCCAACTCGTAATCGCTCATACATCCGCCCTCAGTTCGGCTGCCGGATCCCAATACTGCCCGTCGCTACCCGTGTCGATGCCCGGATCCACGCCCCATAGGATCGCGGGCCCGTCCGGAATCTCGCCCAGCGCCATGCCAAGTCCGAATTCGTGCGTCCACTCGACGAGCCACACACAATAGGTATCGAGCTGCGGCCGGAACGGATCCTCCGCAACCTGCACAACCCGTCCAGGTGTGATCGGCAAGTCCCACGTCTGCATGTGGACCGCCTTCGCAACGCGAGCTGCAACCTCGCGCACCGCCAGCTCGGCCCCCTCGTCGATCGGATCGAACACAATGCGCGCCTGCATGCGCGCGATCAGCGGGACGTCGTCGGTTCCGTCGTCTTGACCGGGTTCGAACTCGCTCAGTTCGATCGCGATCAATGGCGTTTCGATCTTCTGGCCGAGACGCGGGTACGCCTCGATGCGCTTCATCGCCGGCAGCTTGGTGCGCAGCCCGTGCACGATCGCATCGTGTAGCTGTTTCAGGTCTTCAAGCACGTCTTATCGCCTTCAGCAATTCGTAGTTCACTTCCTGTCGAAGAACGGTCATCAGCCGGTCTTCGCACGCTTTCGCGGCCCGACGAAAAGCCGGATCGCCCGTCTGCTGCCACTGGACTGTCACCATGCGGTACGGTATCCGCTCCTTTCCGACCCGCTCGTAGATTGGCCCACCCGGCTTCAGCTTCGTCTGCCGCCACGCGCCCTCGAACGACTGGCGCCCTACGCGCATGCCCTTGCGGGTCTTTGCGGCATTGCCGAGACGATGCGCCTCGATCGGGTTCAGGCCGAGCCAGACCTTGCCGGTGTCGGCCGAGCGCAGAAAGAAGAAGATCCGACGCCGGATCACCTTCTGCGGGATCTTCGTCGCCCCACCGACCTCCTTCGCGGTTTGGCTCTTGATCCACTGGGCCGTCTTGCGCAACGTGCGCCGCCACGCGGCCTGCATCGCGGCACGTGACAGCCCTTGCAGCGCAGTCTTCACCTCGTTGATGTCGATCTCGATCTTCAGGTCGTCCATACGCTCTATTGGAGAATGAGGATCGTCCAGCCCGTGCCGTCCGGATGCGCCTCGAGCACGCGATACCGATCGCCGCTCGCGATCAGCACGCTGCCCTGCCGAACCGCCACTGCGGCGCTGTCCTGAAGACGAAACACGGGCGCGACCAACTGCGTGCGCTGGCTGCCGAGATCCGGCCCGAGCCAAGGCGATGCGAACATCCCTTCGACGGGTTTGCCGTCGAGCGTGATTTCCGCATCTCCCAGGTCGCGCAGCACCGCAGCGTCAACGTCCGCGATCAGGTCCCGGAAGGCCATATCACGCCTTCAGCTTGATCAGCGCCTTCGGGCGCGTGCACAGGTGGATCGGGTTCGACTGCGCCTCGATCTCGACGCCCTTGCCGAACTCCATCAGCTCCTGCTTCGCGTAGTACGGAATGCCCGTCGTGTTGACCGACTCCATGTAGTCGGCCGGCGCGAAGCGCGAGATGAACAGATCTGGAACACCTTCCGGGATCGCGTGCGCCTCGTCGTCCGCCACGTAGCCGATGTCACCGACGCGGCCACGATAGCGTTCGAACGTGCACCCGCCGAAGTCGAACGCTTCGCGCGCGTCGCCCCGCAGCTGCGCGGCCATCACCGAAGCCAGATAGGTTTCCTTGACCGACTTTGCGCTGATCAGCTTGTTCCAGAACACGCGACCGCAGAGCACCCGCACACCCATATACGTCGTCGCGCCGAGCGCATCTTCGATCGCGTCCTGCACCTCGATACACTTAGTGCGCAGCTCCGTATCGGCCTTGCCCAGCTCGAACGAAATGACCGTCTGCTCGATGTCGAAGTACTTCCACAGGTCGATCAGCACCCGCTTACCGTCCGCATCCAGCACCGCGCCCTTGATCGCGCCGATACGATGGAATTCATGCGTCGCGTCGAGCTGGCGACGCATCTTCGCGAGCCGGCGGTTCACGACCGTCTGCAATGCCTCCAGCTCAGTCTCGGAACCGAACGCGCGCAGATTCTGGATCTCGTCCGCCTTGATCACCGCACGCTGCGGCAGATGCACCGCGTTGATCGGAATCATGCCGCGCTTGCTACCGCCGACCACGGCGGCAGGAGAACCACGCTCGCCAGCCGCAACGAGTGCCAGCGTGTCGCCGTCGCGCTCGATCTGGATCGTCGTCGTGGTGATGCCGTCCTCTTCAAACAGCCCGAGCGTGCCGATACGGCCGGGAACATACGGCTGCTCGTTGATCGCAGCACTCAGGGACGACAGCGAGAACGCATCGTCTTGAAACAGGGCGATATCCGCCATACAACCTCCGACATGAAAGTGGATACAAAAAAGGCCACGCGGTCTGCGTGGTCTTGAATGGGGTGTGCTGTGATCAGCGGACGATCACGTGTCGCTCGGCGAGATCCCCGCGACCGGCAGCATCGAGCCCCGTGAGCAGCCCGCCAGCGACTTCGGCGAGCCGGACGACACCCGTCGCCGGTCGCGGCGCTTCGGACGCCGCCAGCGGCGCGTAGAGCACGGCTGCTGCAACTTCGGAACCATCGTTCGCAGCGTTGTCGTACGGCGCGTATTCGCCGGTACTGGTCACGCCGAGCACCTGCCCGGCCGGCAGTGCAGCGCCCGCCTTCACGATGATCCGCTCGCGCGAGATCTGCCCGTTACCCTCCGACACGAGAAATTCGGCCGGGAGATTTGCCTGTACCTTCCAGTTCGACATGAGTTTTCCCCTCCTCGGGTTATGTCAAAGTTACTTGCCGCTCTTGCGAGACGCGTAGATGGATGCCGCACGCGGCGCATTCGCGACCACGGGCGCGTCTTGCGGCGCACCCGGGGCCGCACGATGGTTGATCGGTTTCTGCGAGGCCGTCACACGCTCGAACAACCGCGCGCGCACCTGATCCGGCGTCAGGCCATCCGAGACGAAGCCGGCCGTCAGCTCGGTCAGGCTCGCGGCCAGACAGATCCCCGCGATGTCCTGCGCGCTGCGGATCGCTGCGTCGACCGTCGCGCGGTCCCGCAGACCGGTCGCCAACACAATGCCTTCGGCGCAGTGCTCGATACGCGCATCACGACATGCCGCGTACACGTGCGACGCCAGCGCCGTGACGTCCGGCGCTACCGGCGGTTGCGGCGCGGGATCGGCCGGCGGATTAGGTTGCGGATCGGACAGCGGCACCTCGCCGTCGTCCTCCAGCACCGCGCGGATCTCGGCCGGCACGGCTGTGAAGCGTGCAGCGAGCCGCGCAGCGCCCGCGTATGCGGCGATGCGGATCGGATCGGCAATCGCGTCGCAGAATCCTTGCTCTTTCGCTTGTGCGGCCGTGAGCCAGGTCTCCGCATCCATGATCGCGCGAACCTCATCCTCGGTTCGGCCGCTGCGCTCGACATAGGCAGCCAGCATGTTGTCGGACGTGCTATCGAGCAGATCCGCGAGCTTGCGCAGATCCCCAGCCTCGCCGGCCGCGACCGTGTGCGGGTTGTGGATCATCAGCATCGCGTTCGACGGCATCTCGATCGTGTCGCATGCCATCAGAATCAGCGACGCTGCCGACGCGGCAACGCCATCGACACGCCCCGTCACCTTGCCGCCATGCCGACGCAGCGCGTTGTAGATCGTGAACGCGTCGAACACGTCGCCACCCATCGAGTTGATCGCGACGACGATCGATGTCGCGGTTGCCGCGACATCGTCGAGCTTTACGGCAAACAGGTCGGCGTCGGTGCCCCAGAATCCGATGTCGCCATAGATCTGGATCTCGACCTCCTTCCCGCCGTCCGCGTTCGCCTGCGCACGGATGTCCCACCACCGCTTCTTTCCTTTCATTCGCCATCCCCATTAGAAAGATCGCCCGCCCCGTCGACCGGATCGAGCGTGTCATATCGAATCCCGAGCCGGCGCTCACGCGCGAGATCGTCCGCGTTCTCCCGGTCGACCTGCTCCGGATCGTCGCCACGCGACAGCACCGCACCTGTTCGACTCGCCAGCCCGGAGCGGATCTCCATCCGCTTCGCCGTGACGTCCTGCACCGGGTGGATATACGGCCAGCCCTGTGGCACCCATCGCACCCGCAGATAGTCGCGACGGCGGCGGTAGTAGTCCGACATCGGCATTGCGCCGGACAACGCGCACGCGTCGACCCACCAGCGCCAGACCTTTCGGCAAAACTGGTGAATGAAGACGTTCCACTGGATCTGCTCGATCGACCGCCGGAACTCGTTCAAGATCACCCGAAGCACGCGGTCGCTTACGTCGCGCAAATCGCCGGTCATCACTTCGTACGGCATGCCGACCGATGCCGCAGCGGCCATCAGTTGCTGACGCATGAACGGGCCGTAGTCGGTCCCTGCGCCCGGCGGCTCCGCAAACGTGACGCTCTCACCCGGAGCCAGCTCCTGCATGCTCCCCGGTTCGAGCGACACAACCGGCGAGAAGCCGTCGACGTCGTATTGCAGTTCGCCGCCCGTCACCGGGTCGCCCGGAAAGCCCGGCTCGGCCGGCGGCTTCGTGATGAACCCGGCGAAGAGGTTGCTGACCTCCTGCCGGAACAGCACCGCATCATCGAAGTTGTCCAGCGACTTGAGCCGCAGTAGCACGGTCGACAGCTCCGGAACACCGCGCACCTGGCCGGGCCGCAGCGCGTAGAAAACGTGCGCGATCTCGTCGGCCGGCACGCGTACCGTCTGCATGTTGGTCGTCGACGCACGTCCGTACTCGCCGGGATGACGCTTCAGCAGGTGATACGCAACTCGCCGACCATCCGCGTCGAACTCAACGCCGTTGATGATCTCGCCCCCGCCCGCCACGATCTCGTTCTTCTCAATCGGCAGCAGATCGCCTTCGAGAAGCTGGATCTGCACCGGGACAGCCAGGCCTTCGCTTGGACTGCGCAGTCGGCGACGAACCAACACCTCTCCGTCACTGAAGAACGCACGTGCGGCGAGGGTCTGCACACCCGCCATATCGAACACGTCGTCCGCATCGATCTCCTCGCAGCTGTCCTCCCAAAGTTGCTTTTGCATCTTGCGCACCGCATCGATCGGATGCTGCGGGTGCGCTTGGATTCCGTTCCCGATCGTGTTCGATACGAGTCGCGCGACGGCTGTTTTCGCCCACGGATCGTTGCGGATCGCGTCGCGAGCACGCGTACGCAACAGCGGCAGGTTTTGCGCCACCGCCGCATTCGGTCCCGCGCCCGACGCTCGCCACGACTTCGCCCGCGCGCCCGTCGTGCTCGCGGATTCGTACGCCGCAGCCTTCAGCCGCGTCGGCACCACAAATCCGCGCTGCGCAAGTGACCGATAGCCCGGCTTCATCGCACCCCCTTACCGGCGTGACGAATCCGGACGATCGACGAGCGTCCGGCCGCGCCGTTCAGAGCGCGAATGATCTCGGTGCGTGCTTCGCGCAGCTCGCCAATCGAGCGATATTTCACTCGCCGGTCGGCATACTGGACTTCCAGCTCGCCCTTCGCGATTGCCGACTGGATGCGCTCCAGATCCTGCTTTGTGTATGCCATGCGATTCCCTCGTTTAGCGGCGCTTCAGGTACGTCGACCGACCAACACGACGGCCCTGAATGCGCGAAACCCCGCTCGGTGGCGGGGTTTCGGTGGGTTTTACTGTGAGCGGCGACGGCCGCGGAATCTCAACAACCTCCGCCAAGTCAGGCGGATCGGGCGGCACCTCGGCAGGCAGCGCCGAAGGCAACGCCTCCAGCACCGGAACCGCATCGAACAGCGAGACCTGCGACGCGCGATGCTGCTCGACCTGCCAGTGCGCCTCGGTCATCAAGTGCACCTTCACACTGCGGGCCGCGTGCAACGCGTACCCTTCGCAGTCCAGTGCCTCGTTTCTCGGGCTGACCTTCTTCCACACGCGCTTGCCACCACGTGGACCCGGCACCTTCACCTCTGCGGTGAGCTGCGACAGGTAGTCGCTACGCACACCGCTGTACCAGTGCATGCGACCCGGCCCATCGCCTTCGAGCTTCAGCCTGTTTTCGAGGATCAGATCCTTGGCACGGCTCACGCCGACCATATACGGCCGCAGCCCGTACTTCGCCGCCTTGCTATTGTTGCGGTTCGAGTCGATCGACGCCTTCGGTACGCTGAAGATCTCCGCGTCGATGTTGCTACTCCCCTTGACGGCCATCACGTTGTAACCGGCCTGCTGCGCCGCGCGCACATACTTGTATACCGCGTCCGACGTCGAGCCGTCCGACGAGTCGATCGACGTCGCACGTACGCGCAGCAGCCAGCCGTTCTCGTGCCGGTACGCGTGCGACAGCAGCATCGTCAACGCGCCCCATACACCGCCCGTCATCGGGTCTTGCTGCTGCTCCGTCACGTTGCCGTAAATCTCGCCCCACAAAACGAGCCAGCTTTCCTCCCCACGCCCCCATGCTCGCACTACGATCGCGAGCCGGTCGTGCTGCACGTCGACGCCAAGCGTCAACAGCAGGCCGCCGATCGGCACCGTCAGCTCCGCGTATGGCAGCGCACGCTCCGCGAGCACGTCCAGCTCGGGCAGATCGGTCTTGTATTTGTACGGCCGCCCCTGCGAGTTGTTCACGAACGAACGCATCTTCGTATCGTCACCCTCGCGCAGCGCCTTGTCGGCCGTCAGCCACTTTTTGACCAGTGAAGCCATGTTCGAGCCCGGGAACGGCGACACCAGTTCGTTGATGCGGAAGCCGGCAACGCCGTGAAACGGTGCCGTCGCAACCCATCGACCACGACGAACAGCGCGAATGCGCGTTGCGTCGTCCCACAACGATCCGCAATGCGGGCACGTGTAGCAGGCCGACTCCGGTTGTGCGCGGCCGTAGACCTCATGCGCGACTTCGGCGCCCTCGCTCCAGGTGACGTTTTCCCACGCCAGCTCATGCTCTTCGTCACAATCGGGGCACGGCACCAGATACACGCGCTGATCCGAAGCCGCGTAACCCTGCTGGATGCGCGACAGGCCGTCGACGGTCGGCGTGCCACCCAAAATCATCTTGCGCCGCCGGTCCGAATAGCTCTTGTTCCGCTCCTCCAGCAGCGTGATCGAATCGCCCTGCTCGCGCACGTTCGTGTTCGCGTCGTCTGGCTCTTCGACAGCGACGACCGGGGCCGGCGTCGACTTCACGTCGTCCGGCGCGTTCGACGTGATGAACTTCAGGAAGCCGCGCGGGAACGTCTTGTGATCCCACAAGTTGTTTTTGTCGCGGGCCGCGTGAACCGGCAGTTTCGCCGACAGGCGAGGCGTCACCTCAACCATCGGTTCGAACTTCTCCAGATTGAACTTCTTCGCCGTCTTCTCTTTCGGGAACATGACGATCATCGGACACGGGTCGACGTCGATCCGCTTGCCGATGTAGTTCAAGAGCACGCCATCCGTCCACGCAACTTGCGCCGACTTCATGCACACGACCTTCTGCACGGTCGGATCGTCGAGCGCTTCGTGCATGCCGAACACCCACGGCGTGATGTTCGGGTTATAGCGTCCGGGGCTGGCCGATCCCTTGGCGCTTAACCTACGACGTTTGCGCGCCCATTCCGTCGTCCCAATCTTCTCCGGTGGGCGCAGCATCGTCGCGATCCGGCGAATCACCGCGTGGACTGTCTGGGTCGTATTCAGAAAGCTGCTCAAGGCATCCATATATGTGCTCGTTCAACCATTCGACGTCAACCTCGACGCCGTATAGCGTCTGCAGCTCCAGCACCAGCTTGTCGGACAGCGACAGCAGCTCGGTTTGAAATGCGCCGACCATCAGGCCGTACGCCTGTTCGAGCTGCGCCGCATTGACGAGTTGCCCCTTCTTCTCGGCGAGCGTCAACAGCTTGATCTCGCGATCGACGCGCTCCGTCATCGCGCGCTCGGCGACGAGATCGATCCCGGTCTCGCTGGAGCGGCCGGCCGCGACCTCACGCAAGTGCCGAATGTAGGCGATGCGGATCTCGTCGATCGACACTGCGCGGTAATCGAGGTGGATCTTGTCGACGAACCGCGAAACGGCCGACTGATCAAGGTCGAGATGGTCGGCGATCTGCTGCTGAGTCGGCATGAATATGACCCCCTATGGAAACTCGCCAGTAGAGAAAAAACGCGGGTGCGAGCCCCCGCATGTTGAGCGTGTTAGAGGGTCCCCACTGCACCCCAACATAACGACAACCGGTCTCGGAAGGACTTCCGAGACACCCGTAACCCTATCGAATTCCCGCCTTGTTTAATAAAGCGCCCCTTCATAGTATTTGTGATGCAGTTCTTGCCAAATGCAACGCAAATGATCTGACAATAATCGGGGAACGTTGTGAACAATAGAACGCATATTTCCGCATTAGTATTCGCGTCCGCGATGCTAACGGGCTGCTCGACGCAGCCGCCACTTGAGCAAACCGACTTGGCGATGGCATGGAGCCAAAAATTGGCACCGTATGACCTTGTTCCAATCTTTCCGCCACGTACGAATGTTGAACCCGGCGATCTCTACCTTGTTTGCAAAGATCCCAAGAATCCTGGGAAGCCATCGGAACGCTTCGCACCGATCTTCTTGACAGCACTTGATGGCTTTCACGAACAAATTACAGAGTTCTTTAAACAACGGTGGATCCTTCCTACCGAAAAGTCTCCCTCAACGGAGACGACCATTGCCATCCCAGAAACCGCCCGTGGCATAAAGACTCCAACCCAGTGGACGCACCTTGCGCTCGTGAGCTTCCCGGAGATTTTTCAGGTTGAAGGCTCAACTACGTCTGGTGGCGTGTCTGCTCCCACTGGCTTCTCGATACTCGGGCTCGGAGGAGAGCGCAAGAAATTGCAGACATACGTCCTGTCGATGCCAGCCGCCGAATGGGCCGGCCTCCCCTGGATTCAGGCGCAAGAGCAAGCAGATATCGCGCTAGCTAAGCTTAAAGAGCGTCAACGCGAGAAGATCGCTACGCTGTACGACAACCTGGACCGCAAATATAAATCGGCATGCGGAGCCGTAAGCGTTGCGGTCGTCCAGGAGGTGTACTACACACGACATATGACTCTGTCGTTCGGAACCGACAAATCCGCCGCAATTAATGCACAGGCACGCCTTTATGTGAACCCGAATCAGGCACGATACAACGTGCAGCAAGCTGCATCGCAAACTGCGGTCGCCAATCCACCGGCCGCGGCGTCAGACTCGACTGACACACATGTCAATGCGGCCAACAAGGATTTGGTGGCTGCTCAAACTGCGGCAAATGCTGCCGTCAATCTTGGCCTTCCCGGAGCAGTTTTCACTTCGGCAACCGTCGCAAATGACGGACTGTCGTTCGACTACCATTTCGCTGCACCAGTTGCCGTTGGAGCAAAACTCCTTGATATTGCGATTGATCACGCCAAGACCGACGAAGCCGGGAGCAACTCTGCCACTGTACTTAGTGACAGCAACGCTTCTGACAATGGCTCAGCTCCCGCGCAAAAAGTACATCGTGCCCCGACTTCAAATGCTCAGCGAGCTAAGGGATCCCAGCGTTCTCATACAGGAACTACCATGCACGTGGGTATCGGTGGTCCTTTCCACAGTCCGACGACACCGCTTAGCGAACAGCATCCCATTCCGGATCTAATCGAAGCACCACAACCTCACAACTAACGAGATGCCGCAATGCATCTGCAGCGCGCAATTACGCGTATGTTGACCACGTACACAATGAGCCCTGCCGGATGCGTCGACGATCCAGCTTCCCGAGCGTTTTTGCGCTTTGGATTTCGCGTTGACTCGCCGATCAGACGACCTAAAAAGAAAAGCCCTGAGAGCTTTCGCACTCAGGGCTTCGATATTCATTTCGTAAGGGCGAACGCCCTCCCAACAGATCCCGGCAGACAGTTATCGTTGTTGGTCGCGGCGCTCCCGCGATTCAGTACGCCTGTCGGGCGAAGGTTGCGACACGAGTGTGCGGTCGCTCACGTATCCAGTGACGCGGTAAAGGATATGCAAAGTTTACGCGATCCTCTCTTGAAATGGAATACGTTTCATCCTCGCAATTGTCGACGCAATGTGTCGTACACCGATCCATCTACCGTATCCAACAGCGCGAGCATGTCGTGAAAGCGCCACGACCAGTTCTTCCGATACTCGTCGAGCGATACGCCGAGCGCGTGCGCCCGGCCAGCGTCGTCGACCTGCCGCTTGCCGGAACCGGAACAGTCGGGGCAAATGTGCCGGCCCTTCGCATCCGATACGGGTGACGCCCCGATCCGCCCCATCCCGCCGCAGTCGTCGCATGGTTCGTATTCCCGAAAGACCAGCGGCCCGTTACGCCCTTCGAAGAACGGGATACGTTCCTCCGATACGCACACCTTCCCGCTGCCCCGGCATACATCACACGCGTGCGTCGACGTCGTGACGGGACGTGCACGACGCACGACGCCGCGCCCTGCGCACTCGACACACTGATCGTTCACCCACTCGTCCAGCAACCGCAGCGCGAACCGCTCAACGATGTCGACCTTCGACCGCTCGACAGCATGCCCCGAACGTTGTTCACGACGCTCGTCGCGCGAAAGGCCCGTGAACCGGGCGCGCTTGAATCGGCCCGACGTCCGGATCATCTGCGCCAACAGTAACGTTGCACGTCGAATCATTGCAGGCGTCGGCAGCGGTCCGGCCTTGATTCGGGCCAGTAAGCTCCCGAGATCGTTCGCAAAGGCGAGCGCGCCCAAAGTAACTTTAGGATCGGCAATCGGGTCGGTGAACTGACCACGAACGCTCATAGCAACGCCTACCCGCTCTTTCAAATCGATCATCACTCTCTCCTACTCGTCCTAATGTCCCAAGGAATAAGGCTTGCAGGGGTGCGCGCCTGCGACATGCGACATGCGCCGCTCACGTCGCGCATGTCGCGCCCCCGCACCCGCGCCCGAGACCGCGCCTTGGGACATTGGGACATGGGACGTCCGCAGCGCGCCAAGGCGGGGCAAGTGGCGCGCTTACCGTGCAGGCACAGCGCGCCACGCAATCAAAGCGGACTGTCGTCATCACCCGCTGCCACCAGTTCGCGTTCCGCTTCCGGTTCTTGCTCTTCCTTCACGTAGTACCAACCGCGTGATCCGGTCGACTCGCGCTTGCGGACCCACCCGAGTGACTTCAACGCCTTACCGATCCGACGCTGCTCTGCCAACGTCCACTTCGACGTGTCCAGCTTCAGGATGTCCGCGAGGATCTCTTCCATCGTCGTGCGCGACACGAATTCCAGGGCCTTCGCGATCTTGTCCTCGTACACGTCGCCTTCGTAGCGCTCCGCCTGCTCGATCTCGAACAACGGGCGCTCATGCTCTTCTACGTGCCACACGACACCCGACCGATACAGGTGCACGGCTTCCGCCCACAGCTGCTCACGAACGGCCACGATGCCGTCAATGTCGACCAGAGCACCGACACGCAGCGGCCAGTAACGCCGGTTGCCCGACTCGTCCTTCAGGTACGTGTCGAAGTTGACCGAGCCAGCGAACACGCACTGACGCGGTACGTCGGTAGCACGCTTGCCGTAGAAGTTGCGGAACCGGTCTACGGCCGTCGCGAAGAAGCTCTTCACCGCCGACGAGTCGGCCTTGTTCAACGAGTCCAGTTCGGCCAGCTCGATCACCCACTTGCCGGCCAGCACCGCATAGGTGTCTTTGTTGCCGATCTGGATCGGCGTGTCGGTGAACCACGGAGCACCGGCCAGCACCTTCAGCGCCGTCGATTTGCGGTGCCCCTGCTTGCCTTCGAGGATCAGAACGTTGTCGACCTTGCATCCCGGCTCCATCACACGCGCGACGGCCGCGATCATCCACTTCATGAACGCGAGCTGCACATACTCGCTGTCGGCCACGCGCAGGTATCTCGACGGCATCGATCGAACACGCGACACGCCGTCCCATTTCAGCCCTTCGAGGTACTCGCGCACGTCATGGAAGTGGGTCTCGTCCGCCACTAGCAGGACCGCGTTCATCACGACATCGGTACGCACCGAGAGGCCGTATCGCTGCGACAACCAGAGCGCGCAGCGCTGGTCGTCCATGTCGGTCCACTCGCCCTTCACACCTTGCACGAACGGCGGCGCTTTACGTTTCATCACCCGGCCGCCGAAATCGTCCTGCTCGATGACGCCCAGCCATGCCTTGTGATTCGAGAGGATCATGTGCACGTTGCCGAGCGTCGGCAGCAGCGTGCCCTTGTCCGAACGCGCCAGATCCTGCTCCCACGTATGTGCGCCGTTCTCTGCCTCACGGCCATCCCATTCCGGCTGTTTCGCGGCAGCGGACGTCGCGACAGGTTTGGACGGAGTGACGTCCGCGGTCGACACGTCGACCGTTGCCGGCCGGATATCTTCGTTCGCTGGCGCGATGACGCGCAAGATTGCCGCCTGCACCTGCGCCTCGACAGCTTCGAATCCTTCTTCGACGTGCAGGTCGTTGAAATCGGTCAGCTTGCGCTCGCCGCGATTCGCGAACGCCGGATAGACGACGCTGACGTCGCCGACCGTCGCTGCCGCCTCGTACGCGCGCTTCAGGCCGGTATTCTCGAAGCGCTTACGGCGCAGCGGCATCACGTCGTTACCGTAACTCACCTCAACGTATGGCACGCCGTTGTCGTCACGACGACGCGACACGGCAACCATGTACCACGTGTTCTTCGCCTCGATCCGCACCGGGTCGGCACCAAACACCAGCTCGCCCCGGAAAGCGAACTCGTCGGCGAGCCAATCACGCATGCGCTGCTCGATCTTCCAGTCGTCGTCGGCGCAAACCAGTACATGCACTTCCGGATACGTCGCGCGCAGATAGCGTACGGCCGGAAGGATGCCGCCTGCGTCGAAGCAGACATTGACTGCGAACGCGTCGTCGATTGCCATGCGGATCGAGCGCGCAGTCGCGTAGCCTTCGGCGACCAGCACGATCTGGTCGTCTGCGCCGACCTCGCCGAGCAGGTACGAAGCGCCCTTCTTTTCCATGCCCTTGTTGAAGCGCTTCGCGCCGTCCGGCGTGATCTTCTGCAGGCCGACGAGACGAGCGTCGTCGCCATACTGATACATCGGCACGAAGATCGTCCCGTCCGCATCGAAACGCACGCCTTCGGCCGTGATGCGCTTGCGGCCCAGGTACGCGGACTCGCCATACTCTGCCGCACGGTTCCACTGATCACGCGCGCGGTTCGCGGCGAGTTTCGCCTGACGTGCATCACGCTCGGCCTGCTCACGATCGGCGGCTTCCTGCCGGCGACGCGTCTCCGCGAGCACCTCCTCGCTCATGGGTGCGCCGCTCCACTCGAAGCGCTCGGTGCCGGGATCGTCGCCCGCGAAGTGGCCGAACGTACCGCCGTAGCCGATCACTGCGCCCTTGCTCACAACCTCGCGAAGCTGATACCAGTACTTCTTGCGCGGCCCATACCGATGATGTTTGCCGTCCGCGACCGGATGGCCGGCGGGCAAGTCGGGATGTCCCGCCGCGCGCAATTGCTGAATGATCTGGTCCAGTGTCGCCATACAATAATTCCCTCTTTCAAAGTCACTTTGGCCGCGTGGTGCGGCCAGATCACAATTCGTTGAGTAGCAACCGCGACCAACGCTAGCGCTTCACTCTTTCGTTCAGCAGCTCGAGCAGCCGTCGATCGCGCTCGGCCCGGTGGGAAAAATTGCGCCAAACACCTCGCCCGGCTGCGTAGCAGTGCTGCCCGCTCGGCCTGCGGCGAATGTGCGATGCGCCATGTCTAAGCCCGCTACTCGTTGCACTTACCTTCACTTCGGTCTCCGGTTATTTGCCGCGCAGTCGACGCCACTCGGCCGACATGGAATCGTCGAACGCGGCGAGGTCCAGCGCGCAGAGACGATCGGTTAGCTGGTCGCGGAACGCGTGACGTTCCGCCTTGGTTGCGAGCGCGGCGCATGCGCGCGCAGCTCGGTCGACGAACGACCGTACGTTCCCCACTGCACTCGCTTCTGCAAGAATCGGAGCGAGGCGATCGGGGAACGTGGCGATCAGTTCGGATAGCAAGCGCCCCGCTTCAGCGGGGGCACATTCGAAGCGGGATGCGAGTGTCGTGACAGCACACGCCAATTGCTGCTCAGCCGAGCAACAGAGGCCGATCTGTTCACGCTCGGGTCGGCAGCACCCCATGCCGGACTTAAACCGTTCCATGACGGCGACGGCGACGTGCGGCGAGATTGCGAGCAGCGTGAATCAGACGCTGGAACAAGCGCTGGCCCTTGCGGCCGGTCGCGATGATCTTCTCGGCGTGTTGGTCGTCGATTCGCTGATCAGCCAGCGCACGCGTCACGTCGTCAGCGACGAGACCAACATGCGCCTGCAGGTGCAGCGCCGTCGATACGAGGCGCAGCGTACCGGGTTCGCCGACGTCGTCAGCGGCGTGGTCGTCGACGTGTTCGGCGACCAGCCCGAAGCGCGCGTTCAACGCATGCACCGCGTCGAGCGCAAAGACCTCGCTCTCGGCCTTTTCCTGCATCCACTCGATCAGCAGCTCGAACATCTCCATCGACAAACGACTGTCGCCGACACCGCGCAGGCGCAGGCGAAGGGATTCCGCCGTGATGTTCTTACCGCGCCGGATCGTGAGGTGATTCGCCGCGTCGGCGACACCGCCGGGTGTGTTGCGAACGGACGTATAGAGCACGTCCAGCCATTCGGTACTGTCGTATCGGCAGGTCATAACGTTTGAGATTGGGGAGTTTCATCCTGTCGCGACGCATGGAACGTCACTAGGATTCGAGATGTGCGATCGAAACCGCACCGTTAGCAGTTGCAGACTTGAGTCGAGCTTGACGATGGACCGGATTGGCGGACGAAGGCCCAATCGACGCGGCCGTTCAGTTCTTCACATCGCACCGCACCGTGGCAAAGCTGCTCAATCGGCGGGCAGTGTTCGGCCGGCACTCGCCGGCCAGCCTGTTTCCACTGCTGGACCGCAGCGCGAGTCACGCCAAGCCGATCTGCGAGCGACTGCATAGTCAGCCCGGCCGCTTTGGCGGCCCGATCCAGGGGGTGTTCCACGATGTTGTCCATGACGCTCTATCATCAACCGAATGGTAGAAATTCTAACATTCGAAGGATAGAAAATATAGCCATTGGCGCGCAAGATTTTCTTACCATTGAGCGCATGGACATCGGTGAATGGATAAAGGCGAGCCGCGAAGCTGCCGGCCTTAAGCAGGACGAGCTCGCGGAGCGATTGGGGAAGACGCGCGGCAACGTGTCAGCGTGGGAAAACGGCCGTCACGAGCCGAGCTTCGGCCAGATTCTTGAGATCGCGCGTATCACCAAGCACGCAATCCCCATCCCCGGTGTTGCAGACGCCCCCATTGGCAACGTTGCTCCGGCGAATGTCGGCTCACACCGCGTACCGCTGATCAGTAGCGTGCAGGCCGGGCTGATGAGCGAGGCGATTACCCCATTCCCACCTGGCGGTGCATTTGAATATCTGCTGACGGACCTAGACCTGTCAGATCACGCCTTCGCGCTTGAAGTAGAGGGAGAATCGATGGCGCCGGAGTTTATGCCCGGCGATCGAATCATCGTTGAGCCAGCCATTGCGCCAAGGCCGGGCGATTACGTCGTCGCAAAGAACGGCAAAGAAGAAGCCACATTCAAGAAGTACAGGCTTCGAGGCATGAACACGATAGGCGAAGAAGTGTTTGAGCTGGTGCCACTGAATTCAGACTACCCGACCATAAACAGCGAGCATGAACCCGTCCGGATCATTGGCGTGATGGTTGAACACCGCCGTTATCGCAGACGCTAATGCGCTGTCCCGCAATCCCGCTTCGGCGGGATTTTTTTTGCCCGCCGTCTCCTGACTATTGGCTTTCATCACTCAATAGATAGATTTTCTAGCTCATAGGTTAGTTTTTCTTGCTCTTTATTGGATAGAAAATCTATCATCCTCACGTCTCAACCTACCGTGAGGAACCCATGAATCGCGAACTCCCAGAACTGCGATCGTCACAAACCGCCGTTCACCAGCATCGCGTGCGCTGCTTGACCGACTGCCAACTCCACGACCGTCAGGACTGGCTCCGCGACGAACAAGCGCCCCGCGTCACGCCGTCCGAACCCGCCCGCAAAAGCAACTTTGAAAAGTCGCCAATCTTCCGCTGGACGGTTGTCGCCGCCCTCTTGTTCGTTACCGTGAACGTGTTCCAAGACGATCCGGTCGTCGTGCCCACAACCGCATACCACGTCACCGTCTAAACCGCCCCGACCCTGCCGGGGCTTGCGCCCCCGGCGTCATGGAGACCACCATGCCGCGAATCAAAGCCCGAACCCTCCCCCTCGTCGACGTCGAGCGTCGCGACACTCTCTCGCTGCGCACCGTCGTGCGTTACGACCGCAACGCCAAGCGCCCGACAACACCAATCCTCGTCGGAAAGTACGTCGTCGGTCGCCGACCGCTGGCCGATAGCCTCCACACGCTTTACATGATCCCCGACGGGACAGAGATCGCGGGCACGCAGATCTCCATCCCGAGCGAAGGCGACTGCGCCAGCGCGATCAAGCGTCTGCGTGACGCGAAACGCGCAGCAGCTATTGAGGCATCGAACGCGATCGGCAAGGCGAAGAAGCCCAGCAAGGCTCGCACCGCGACGACACGCGAGGTTGCGTAATGGACGATCGCACGCAACAACTCGACCTGACCGCGCCGATCCCGACTGGAAACACGAAGGCCGCAGCAGCCGCTGCGGGCGCAACGTCGGCAGACCTGTGGATGGTTCCCTACGGACAGCTTCACTATGATCCGGCGGACAACATTCGCCCGGTTGACCCCGAGTGGGTTACGCACCTCACCGCACTGATCGTCGAGAATGGGTACGACAAGGGGTCGCCGCTCCACTGCTACGCGCGGAAGGTCGACGGGAAGGATTTGCTGTACGTGTACAAGGGGCAGCACCGCTACCTTGCGGTCGGCAAGGCGATCGAAGCAGGCAAGGACGTCGGCAAGATCCCCGTCGTTGTCCGCGACGCCAAGACGGTCAACCGCGCCGAAATGGTGATCGACGGGTATCTCAGCAACGACAGCAAGCGGTCCTCGCCTCTCGATCTGGCTGCCGCCGTCGCCGAACTGCGCGATATCCACGGCATGACCCTCGCGCAGATCTGCAAGCGTTTGCATGTCACGGACCAAACGGTCCGCGACGTCGGCCTGCTTGAGCGGGCACCGGCTGAACTGCATCAGCTCGTCCGGGACGGGCAATGCACCGGCACACTGGCGATCGAACAGATCCGCCTGCATGGCGGCGACAAGGCGCTCGAACGCATTGTCGTCGGGATCTCCAAAGCAGCCGAAGCCGGCAAGTCAAAGGTGACGAAGAAGTATCTCGAAGCAGCGCCCCTGCTCAATGCGCCCCCGAGCCCGGCTTCATCTACCGAGCGGGTAGCATCCGCCGAAGCCACAACCAGCGCCGCACCCGCCATCGCATCGACGGCAGCGGAAGTCACGGTAGAGACGCATGCACAGGCCACTACGCGCCACAGCGTCCCCACCAAGATCCACGAGAAGCAGTCAAAGCAACTTTTTCAGGCCCTGCAGGCAGTGCTCCATGACAAGAATTTCGGTCGACTGACAAAACCGACGATCGAAGCCGTTCATGCGGCGCTGCTGCCGCTTGCCGACCTGCTCGACACCCCCACATCCGGAAAGGTTTGGCCGATCTCCGAACCGGACGAGAACGGCGGTTGCAAGCCGGTCGACACAGTGTGCGGACCGGAACGGACCGGACGAATCGAAGGCCCGCTCGCATACATTCGCGTCGCACAGCCCGCACCCGGCGCGTGGATCTACTCGATCGAATACAACACCGGCACCAGCTTTGCCAGCGACCCGCTGAAGGTGTCACACCAGACGCGCGCGGTTTGGACGCGCGTCCAAGCGATTCGCTCAGGCGCAGCGCGGCTCATCGAAACGATCAAGTCACCAGTCCACGGGCAAACAAAGGCCGAACAAGCATCGTTCAAGCGCATTCTCGAATGGGCCAACAAGATCATCGACATGCCCGACCCCGACATGACAGCGGAATTTTCGGCAGCAACCGCCAAGGGGGAACGCCCCGACTTGTCGGATGTGCTGACGGCCATCGGGCATAAGCAACGAATCTCGTCGAATAAGGCGCTCCTCGACGCCGCATTCCCGGCTCAGAAAGCAAAACCGGGCCTCGACCCCGCGTCGGCGTGGCCGTTCCCGCGAGGAGCTGCAAATTGACCCCGCGCCCGGCCCTTTCTACTCCACGTCCGCTGCCGCGAAAGCGGGAACACGCGAAGAAGCGCCCGGCTATCGCACTGGCGAGCGTCAACGGCGCATCGATGCAGTCGAACAGCGGCGGGCTGACGCCCGCAACAACGATCCAGAACGACGAAGCGCCGCTTGCGCGGCGCAAACCTATCCAGATGAACGAAGCCTTGGCGGATGCCCGCCAAGGCAGGCTCACGCGCCTCGACACCATTCGCACTGAGATCCGCACGATGGTCGCCGAAATCTCGCACGCTGCCGACGTCGAGCTGCTGGACCTGATGGCCGACGAGGTCGGATCGTTTGCACGCCACAAAGCAGCGCAGGACGCGCGCACCTGGGCCGCCACCGCTGGCATCACGCTTGAAACCGGGCTCATGCAACTCGCCCGTGCGACTCAGCCCGTCATCGAATAACGAGGAACAGTGAATTGAGCACTACGACCGAACGACTGTTGCGACTGCCGACCGTTCTCGACATGGTCGGCCTGGGCAAGACGACGATTTACGACATGATGAAGGAAGGTAGTTTTCCGAGACCGCGACGAGTTCGCAATCTCTCTCTCTGGGCAGAGACAGAAGTGCAAGCATGGATTCGCTCCATCACATCGCCCGATACGGCCACCACTCAATGACATGTCGAAGGCTAGACCCAATCTCGGCGCGCGCAGACTGCCGATCGTGAGGGAGCGCGATCCTTGACCGGCCCCTCATTCATTGTTCAGGACAGTGGTAGCCGTCAACGTCAGCAGCTTGCTGAACGGACCAATCCACAAACCCAGTGTCAGTCCAGTGAGTGTGACGTGACAGTGACGGTGAGCGGTGTGCCTCTGCGACAGATTGTGGCGGCCGCGCCTTGGCACAGTACTTACTTTGGCCAGATCCGCGCGCCTGTTGAACGCGGGTGCCACAATCGTACGAACGGAAAACGAGCCGGATACTCGAACTGGAACTGACGTTCGACCTCATCCTCCATGCCTTCTACTGCTGTTGCAATGTCTTCCAGAATATCTGAACCGACTTGTTGCTGAGTGAAGGAAGAGCTATCGAAATTTCGCAGTGTTACCGAACGACGTAGCGCAATAATCTTTGGAACGAGATCGTCTTGGTTGAAACTACCAAGACGCCTCAACTGACGCTCGAGCCCACGCACCCTTATGGTGAGATCTTCTGCAAGCGCACCGTCGAATGCAGCCGAAAGATGGAAGTTGCGCGCATCAGACTGGACCTTAGCAAGAGCCTCGTACAACTTATCGATTTGGGATCGCGCCTCTTTTCTTCGTTCTCGAACGTCGCTTAACAGATGTGTGACGCCCCATCCGACCACGGCGATCATCCACGGGATACCCGAAGTCCAGCTCAAAGCGTCACTTTCCATCAGTGGAACAAAGGATCAGCTGCCCTTCTGTTCAGGCACCGCATCATGAATGTATTCGAGGATCTCAGCCTTGAGGCTCGAATCGGCAGACTCTATGTCTAGAGCGCGCTCAACCATGTCACGCGCGAACCCCTCTTTCCGTACAAGGCCGCCAAACGCTTCCTCGAGGAACGAAGAGCCGTATCCACGAGCACCGTCCAGGATGACGAGCAAGCGTTCCCCGGCTCGGAGTGCAGGAGCCAGAAATTTTTCCCGGAACAGTTCGCCACTGTACGGCCCGTCCGACCTGAACCGGCCGGCAGGATGTCGGGAAAATTCTTGAGCGACACGTATCGTAATCATCATGCTGCCCCTCCATCCAAGGGGACCCGCCACATTATCATCGTTCCCATAATGCTATCACGGTAGTGCGTTAGATTCGTCCTACCATTGCGACGTCGGTAACCGCCCCGGTTACTCAACACCACCACTTCACTTCGAGGCACAGAATCGATGGCCTTCACGATTTGCCCGAGACCCTTGCCTCGGTGCGATGCCTTCGTACGCGAAATACTGTCCTGAATCGCATGCGCAATGACCTGCGCATCCGAAGCTTTGCCAAGCCGAGCGATCCTATCCCAAAGTGACGGCTTCTTCACTGGCAGTGTGACAGGTATGCCTGCTCCCAGGTCACAAAATACAATCGCCAATGTGCCGTCCATCTCCCGCGAGAACATCCACCATTCGGGATCCGTTTGTACCGGTAGCCCATCCCGCCTCGGGGCGATGTACGCATGGTTCACAACGTTGGTCATGGCTTCGGTGATGCCCTTGTACAACTGCGTTGTGAGCGCATCGGCCATTTGACCATCATATGCGCCAAGCACCTCGTCGTACTTGGTTCCGTCAACGCGATGGTCGTGAGCGTAGCGCCAACTGGTTACGTCATCATCCTTGGGCTCAACATTGCATGATGTCCCCAGCAACTCGAAAATGCGTATCTGCTTGAGAACCTGAGCGACCTTATCGCTCTTAGGCACATCGCAACTCACTGTGACCGCACCCTTCGTCTCACGAATTAGGCGACGCAGCTCTGCAACGAAAAGCAACGTGCCGTCCGCATACATCTTCATCGTTCGAGAAAAGTCTAGGACGACCGCCTTCTGCTCGCCAAACACTCTGCGCCTCAGCCGCCTGAGAGCATCTAGCAGCAAAGTCCTACGGTCATCGCGTGTCAACTGGAAGAACGCAGGGGCAAACCAACGGCCACCCACTGTATCCGAATCTAAACGAGACCGCCGCGCCAACGCAGACGATCCGTGTCGTCTCAGGACACATTTTCTACGCCGCAACTCGATCCGACGCTGTCGCCGCTCCAAGTAGAGAAGCCGTTTGTAAGTCAGTCGCTTAATCTTCGCCCCCGATACACAATCAGTAATCGCTTTTTCTTGGCGGCCGGTCGTGCGCTGCATGTCGCCGCCGAACAATTATCCGGCAGATGTCGCCCCCAGTCACTTCAGAGCGAACAAAAAAGGGGGTACCAATGGGGGTACAGAACGATAAAGCGCATACTATTATTTTTATTTTTCAACAACATATCATACAAAATCACCCTTCAACTTCCACATGACAATGTGTCTGATCACTTCGTTCGCTCCAGTTCGTGATGGGTCGGCAACTTGCCGCAACCCCTTGCCAGTCGGGCGTTTCACGCCCTTTTACCGTTCGCTTGCGTCGCCGGAAATCGTGTCCAGCCTAGAAAAAATGGGGGATGAAAAGGGGTAGCAGTTCGACAATCCAGAGACGATACCGCCTTTTTCACCGTGCCACTTACCGGCAGCAAGATCCGACAAGCGAAGGCAGGCGACTAGCCTACCAAACTTACCGACGCCAATGGACTGTATCTGTTGGTGAAGCCGTTCGACTCCAAGCTCTGGCGATGTAATGACCTGCGCCCTGCACACAGGAGCAGCCGGAGTCTGGTAAAGCTCGTTTTCGGAGAAGAAGACGAACACGATGAAGCGCTTTACGGATCAGCGAATCATCGGGTTTCTGAAGGAAGTCGAGACCGCTATGCCGGTCGAGGAACTGTGGAGGAAGCACGGGTTCAGTGATCCGTCGTTCCACACCTGGCGTACGAAGTTCGGCGGCATGGAAGTCTCGGAAGCCCGCCGGCTCAAGGACTTCGAGGTGGAGAATGCCCGGCTGAAGAAACGGCTGGCCGAGGCAATGCGCGATACGCAAAGGCACGCACGCCAATCACCAGCGCACCTATCGCCTGTACCGTGAGGCAACCGGGCAACCGCGGCTGCGCCTGCCGCTTTCCAGGAGCGGGTTCATAGGGACTTTGCCGGAAGCCCATTGGCCCTGTTGAAGGGCAGATCAGCGCAAAGCCGAAATAAATCGGACGGGCAACAAACGATGCGCGTATGATGGGCTCATCAGGGCGACCAATAGTCCCCTGACCTTTCGCCCCTCCATCCGCCCTCTTGCTGCATCGCCCCTCTTTCGCGCTGCAACGCAGTCCCTTTCATCAACCAGCCCGCTCCGCAACGTGGATACCGGCTGGATGCGTTTGCCCATGCGACTCGTCGTGGCCGAACGCCAGGAGTTTGCCATGAGCATGCACGTCTACCGTGGATTCGAGATTTATCCACTGATTTACCCTCACGCGCCGGCGCCGAATGGCTGCCCGCATAACTACGACGCCGGGTTCGACGCGGCAGTCAAGATTTGCCTTCGCGGGACCACCGATACGCTGACACAGAGCCAGACTTTCAGATTGCGCGACACATCCCCCTTTGACAACGCCGGCGACGCCCGTCGTGCCTCGGTGCGCTATGCCGAGAACATCATCGACGATAACCGCGACAAACAGGGGTTCTTTTCCGGCGCGCGCTGAGGCGGCTCGTCAGCGCAACACAATTTCCCGGTCTGTTGGAGGTCAAAATGATCATCGACGAACTGCTCGGCTTGATCAGACGGCGGGAGGTCACCTGGATCGACACCGTCGTACCCGTCAGAATCGCCGATTCAGCAATGTGCCGCCCACATGAGCTGCAAATGTTCACTGCCATACGTGCACTATCGATCGGAGCCGGATATTCGGAATTCGAATCCGACGAGATTGCAAGCGCCGTCATGACACGGCTCGGCTGACTTTCCGTTTGAATCTTTCGATACAGGATCTACATGACGACAATTACTCTTAAGCTTAACGAACCGATCGATGTCGCGTTGCGGCGCTTCCGGCGTGACATCGAGAAAACAGGGCTGATTCGCGAGTTGCGCAGTCGCACCTCCTATGAAAAGCCGACGACGGAACGCAAGCGGAAAAAAGCCAGCGCCGTTGCCAGGCAACACTTGCGTGCGAAGCGCATGTTGCCGCCCCGAAAAATGTACTAGGAGAGCATCGTGTACAACATGCCGACCGAGGCGCCTCCATTTTTTCCGCTGACCAAATGCGAAGTCGATTTCAATCGACAGAAAGACATGGTGACACTGTTGCCGAGCTTCTATGCATTCGGGTGTGAGTACACCAGCCGAGGCTTTCTGATCGGTCGGGACGACGCGTTCAAATTGATTGCGGCATTGGAGAAGGCGCTCAGTATCCAAGGATGAACTCACGCCGACGCGTTCACAAACATTGAAAACCAGAAGACCAGCCATGCGCGTCGCAACCCGGTATGTTGATTTGCTCTGTTTCCTTGTTGGGCTGCAGCTCGTCACCCAAAGGAAAACTCGTCAGTGGCTGTCACCCCCTCAGCTCGTCGAATCGCTACAGGCATGGCTAGTCGTCCATCGAGCGAAATGCGAGTGGCGCGATCGGGTCTGGATAGGTCATGCTGCCCTTCAAATAGCGAAGTCCGTCCACGCCGTGGATAGCTCCGCGCCTTCCGAACAGCGTCCTGGCATGGCGGATGATGCGACAACACACCCGCGAGGTGCGCTCGCGAATCGGTTGGGCCTGCGACTGAAGTGCACCCAGTATCTTCGGGAGCGGATCTGATTCCTCTTACGGGGCCAGCACTCGGACACTCGAACAACAGCAGCAAGCTGACGAGAAGAAATCGTCAGCAGCTGACTCGATGGCCGAAACACGATATATGGAGGAAAAATGCGCTTCAATTCGACACGATTCCGAATCGATTCGACACCGCGCAGAGCCGATGTTCAGTATGTCGCGCACGTGCGGATCACCACAACACTGATGGACGGCGCGGAACAAGAAGTACATGATAGTAGCGACCTGGCTGCTTTCTACAATCGTGACGATGCAGTTGCGTACGCAACAAAATGGGCAGAAGAATGGCTGACTTCACGATACGGTTGACGAACGGCCTCAATCGCTCGAACGCGACGAACTTGGCTGAGGAAACCATTCTTCCACGTTGAAACCCTCTGCGGATTGCTACGTTGGAAGGAATCTGATTGACTAACCGGATCTCGATGAATGGCAACGCCGGCGATGACAGTCGACCAAAGTTCCGTGCCTCACTACGTTGTTCTTCTGAACGGATGGCGACCCTATGTATTGAATGTGGATCGCATCGTCATCCGACGTGAAGCTAGTCGGTTGTTGCTTGCCTTTGCACGGTCCCATGGCAAACTTGAAGGCATCGACGGTGACGAATGGAACATGTTTTCCGACGCACAGGATCTTTCAGTACCTGAGCGTCGCGAGGCGCGGTTCTATGCCCTGGTAATGGGGACCGAGACCGAGCATCAGTTGCGGTTGCTTGCAAATCTCTGAAATTTTCATTCCGAGCAGCGTTCCGGTTCCCAGTGACGACGAGCGCGACGCCCTGCTCGCGCAGCCCGTCAGCAGCCCCGTCGGCAGCAGCGACAT